AAGTATATTATAAGACGCCGTGAAAATTATGATTTCTTCTTTGATTTCATGAATGGTAAAAAGAGTTTTTATCCACTTACCTATCAAAAAGAAAATAGTTGTTTCTGTTTTCCCTTTATCTGTAAAACAAAGAAGATAAAGCAGAAATTGATAACTGTATTTAATAAGAACAAGATCGAATATAGACCTATAGTCGGTGGTAATTTATTGAGACAACCTTATCTAAATCAGTATCATTGCCTGTCGATCAAGAATGGATTAAATGTCAATGTTCTACATACTAACGGAATCTATATTGGCAATAATCAATATGTTAAACATAGAGATATGATGAAACTTGAAAATATTCTAGGAGAATTTGAATGAAAAATATGAACTTTGGCACATTAGTTGATCAGTATATGAAAGAAAAGATCGAATCGACGCTTAACGGAAGAAAAGATATTCCTGATATCGAATATATCGAGACGGACAATCTAGGAGAAATTATCGAAAAGCTTTGTATTCTCCATATTAGAACTTGGATGTTAGAAGATGATATACAATTTGCCGAAAATAATGATAGAATAGCAGAGATTAAGAAGAAGCTAGACATTTGCTTTAAGGTCAAGAGACCTAAGTTGGTTCAGGCTATAAACAGATTAGTTGATGTTGCAATAGAACAAAATCGATCTTTGGTTGAAGATTCTGTGAAGGCTTATAAGGGAATTGAGGGTTAATGCAATCGATTTGTTTTTTCAACCATTTTCATAATGGTGATCTGTATCATAGTAAACCTTTTGTCAAAGATGTTATGAACCAGGTAGAAACCGATTTTTATTATTTCCATTCCAAGGACCATAAAATATTAAAAGATTTGAATATCAAGAGGGCTTTTGTTGAAGGACTGAATCAGAATGTTCAAGTTCTAAATAAAGACGATTTTGTTTTTGTTAATACTTGGATCGGATCCTATTTTAACAAATATAAAGGCGAATGCACATTAAATTTCAATATGAAAATGTGGAACGATATATATCAAGAACTCAATGAAATTTTAGGAACAAATCTGAAAATCAAATCGATTGAAAATTATTATCCTTTTGTTGATTTTAACTATTATATTCTTGACAATGTTGATGATTATGTCTATAATAATACCAATCGTAAAATATTAATCTCTAATGGCCCAGGTTTGTCTGGTCAGTGTGAATATAACGGAGATATGGCAGATATCATCATAGAGCTTGCTGAAAAACATAAGAACAAGACTTTTATAACAACACAGAGAATAGTACACAACAAAACCAATATAGTTTGCACTGAAGATATAATAAAATCGGATACATCAGATTTGAATGAAATATCTTATCTGTCTACTTTTTGTGATTTGATAATTGGAAAAAATTCAGGACCGTTTTGTTTTAGTTTCAATTGCGAAAATATAAACGATCCAAGCAAAACATTTATTGCTTTTGGAACAAATAAAAATGATTGCTTCCTAGATGATATTGATATAAAATGTAAATTAATATTTGAGAAGTTTACGACAATAAATAAACTGAAAGAAACGATAGAGCATCAAATAACAAAAATGGAAAATTCACCCTGCGTAACTATTTGCGAGTATGAAGATGGTACAAAAACTTGTAAAGGTTGTGGAAGAAACGAAGAAGAAATCACAGAATGGTCAACCGCAACCAAAGAACGAAAAAGAGAAATCAACAAAGCGGCTCGTCTACGGAAAAGTAGTAAGAAAGAATGAAGAGAAAAATAAATATGTACCTATTGGTAAAGTTATAAGAAAGACTTGACATCCTTTGGTATATATAGTAATATGGTAATTATTGAATTTATGCGGGTATAGCTCAATGGTAGAGCCACAGCCTTCCAAGCTGAGGACGAGAGGTTCGATTCCTCCTACCCGCTCCAATAATATAGGTATGAAATGAAATATGTATTCGATGTTGATGGAACTCTAACGCCTTCCCGATCAAAAATCGATTCAAACTTCCAAGAATTTTTCCTAAAATTTATAAAAGAATCAGAAACATATCTTGTTTCCGGCAGTGATTATGAAAAGACGGTAGAACAACTCGGAGAAGAAATCTGTCTTTCCGTTACTGGTGTTTTCAGTTGTGCCGGCAATCATTATATGAAGAATGGCAAACAGGTATATCAAACTTTTTTTGAACTCTCGGAAGAAGAACTAAAAACATTAGATTCTATATTGAAAGAATCTAAATTTCCTATCAAGACAGGTAGTCATATAGAAAAGCGAATTGGTCTTTATAATTTCTCGATTGTAGGTCGAAACTGTACAAGAGAGCAAAGAAAAGAATATGTTAAATGGGACCTAGAGACTAACGAAAGGGTGAAAATAGCAAATAGACTAAATGAATCATTTTCTAAAATAGAATGCACAATTGCGGGGGAAACCGGTATTGATATTTACGGTAAAGGTCGAAACAAGGCGCAAATTGTTAATACTATAGGAAATGATATTATCTTCTTCGGTGATAGATGTGAACCCGGTGGAAACGATCATGCAATTTCTCTAGTGGCAGAGAAAACTTTTAAAGTAAATGATTGGAAAGATACCCATAGAATATTACTAAATTATTTTATAGAATCATCTTCGATAAAGAATTTAAATTATTGGCAAATGGTATGATACCGAATATCGAAAGAGCTTCTATAGAAATATTCGGTGGCTGTAATTATACTTGTCAGATGTGTCCACAATCTACGGGTAGAGGTTCTTCTTTTCTTCGTAAAATGCCTTTATCTTTATTCAAAAATATACTCGATCAATTGACTGGTTCGCCACAAATAAACCTTGAAGGTAGTGGTGAACCTACAATGGCAAAAGATTTGCACCTGTATATACAGGAATGTTCCAAGAGAAATTTGAGAAGTTTCATATACACTAACGGCAGTAATTTATCTGGTGATTATATGAAAAGGATAATCGATGCCGGAATAAATTTTATCAGATTTTCTTGCATAGGATATAATAGAGAATTGTATGAAAAGTGGATGAATATAGATAATTTCGGTCTTATACTAAAAAATGCTATAGAAACAAAGGAATATATCAACAATACAGAAAGCGAATGTATAACTTCCAGTTATCATTTAATTACAGATAACACACAAATAGAATACGAAATTGAACAATATAAAAAGAATTTCATTGACAAAGCAGAAACTTTAGCGTATATTTGGAAAATGCATAACTGGTCTGGCAATTATCGGCCCAGTTATGAAAGAAATAAGTCTGAAAGAAGAACTTGTGGAAGACCTTTTGCTCCAGAGTTGACTATACGAGCCGGTGGATCTAAAGGAAGATATGCGGCGGTAACTCCTTGTTGTCAAACTTTAGGTCCACCTAATGAAGAAAAAAGTATTTTAGGACATTTAGATAGACAATCAGTAGAAGAAATCTGGAATGGACAACCATATCAAGAATTGAGAGAGGCACATAAGAATAAAAATTTCGACAAGATTGATTATTGTAAAGACTGTGATTTTTTATATGATGATCCAGAGGTATTAATTTGGAGTAATGATAAAGACGCTAAAATAAATCATATGCTAGGAACAAAATTCTCATTGAAAGATTATATGGAGTAAAAAATGGAAACTTATGATTCGCCTATTCGTGTAGAATATCGTCAGAGAGAATATGATGGAAAGTGGGAAAAGATCGGTCTTTTCGTCGATATTAACAATTCTTATAGTTATAGATCCGAAACAGGAGGAACAATTACACTGTTTCCTGAGAAGTGGATCACTATGAATGTATATGACTATGAACTGGAGTTTGTAGACTAATGGCAAATAATATCAAGATTTTCAAGCTAATCACTGGCGAAGAGATTATGGCGGAATTACTTGGTCAAGATAGTTTAGGTGTGCGTTTTAAAAACGCAGTCAGAATTGTTATTATGCCTGGAAAAACAATGAGCGATGCTAATGTCGGTCTAGCTCCTTGGTCGCAATTTTCTAGTGATGTCGATTTAGTGATTGACAAAAGCCATATTATCTGTATACTTACACCTATTCAAGAATTTGTCAATCAATATAATTCCATGTTCGGCGGAATTGTTTCTCCATCCAAGAAGCTTATCATTTGATGAAATCATTTTATACAAACGTTCAATGCTATGGAAGTAAAATTCTATTCCGTGGTATTGAAAATGGTCTGCCTATTCGAAGAAAGTTGGATTATAATCCAACTCTTTTTCTTGCTTCAAACAAACCATCAAAGCATAAGACTATTCACAGCGAGAATGTGGAACCTATCAAACCAGGTAACATATATGAAACCAAACAATTCATAGAGAAATATAAGAATGTAGACGGCTTTCAAATATACGGCAATCAAAGATTTGAATACACTTTTATTTCGGACAATTACTCCGAAGATATTGATTGGGACATATCTCTTATCAATATAGTAAACATCGATATTGAGGTAGGTTCAGAGAATGGTTTTCCTGAACCTGATATGGCTAATGAACCTATAACGGCAATCACATTTAAATCGAAGTCCAAGTTTTTCGTCTTTGGATGCGGACAGTTTAATAACACGAGGAGTGATGTTACCTACATTAAATGTTCGGATGAAATTGATCTCATTAAAAAGTTTTTGCATGAATGGACGCTTAACTATCCTGATATCGTAACAGGATGGAATATAAAATTCTTTGATATTCCTTATCTGGTAAACAGAATTCAAAAACTGCTAGGTGAAACAGAAATGAAACGTCTGTCACCTTGGAATTCTGTTTATTCTAGAGTCGTCGATTTTGGTATGAACCGCAAAAATACTACATATACTTTGCTCGGTATAGCCTCTCTGGATTATATCGATATGTATCAGCGATATGCACCAGAAGGAAAATCACAAGAGTCATATAAGCTGGACAATATTGCTAATGTGGAGCTTGGTGAGAGAAAGTTGTCATATGAAGAGTATGATAACTTACACAATCTTTATAAAAACAACTATCAACTCTTCATCGAATATAACATTCGCGATGTGGAGCTGATTGACAAGCTTGATGATAAACTGAAGCTAATTGAATTGGTGCTAACCCTAGCTTATGACAGTAAGACAAATTATGAAGATGCATTTACCCAGGTTAGAATGTGGGATATTCTAATCTATAACTTCTTACGCAAAAAAAAATTGGTCATTCCACCTAGTGTTAGTCATGGCAAAGACTGTATGTATGTCGGCGCTTATGTGAAAGATCCATTGATCGGACTACATAAGTGGGTTGCTAGTTTTGATTTGAATTCGCTTTATCCAAGTTTGATTATGCAGTATAATGTCTCTCCTGATATGATCATTGAACCAGAGAAATATGATGCATCGATGACGGAGTATATTTCTAAAGGTAATATTAGTATAGATTCCATTTTATCTGGCGAGTGTAATACAGATATATTAAAGACTTTCAATATTACATTGACACCAAACGGACAGTTTTTTGCCAAAGAACGTCAAGGGTTTCTTGCAGAATTGATGCAGAATATGTACAATGATCGGGTTGTATATAAGAAGAAGTATATTGAAGCCAAGAAAGAACTTGAGAAGGAAACAGATCCTAGTATACGATTTGATATTGAAAAGCGAATTGCCAGATTTAATAATCTTCAACTCGCGAAGAAGGTGAGTTTGAATTCCGCTTATGGCGCCTTAGGAAATCCACACTTCAGGTTCTTTGATATTAGACAAGCCTCTGCTATTACAACTGCTGGTCAGTTATCTATTCGCTGGATTGAGAATAAGCTAAATGATTATATGAATAAACTTCTCAAGACGGAGAACGAAGACTATGTTATTGCGTCCGATACTGATTCAATTTATCTGTCGCTGCACGATTTGGTTAGCAACACTATCCTACAGAAGAATCCTAATGCGGAGACTAAACAAATTATCTCCTTCATGGATAAGGTCTGCGAAAATAAGATTCAACCTTTTATCGACAATAGTTATCAAAATCTTGCAGAATATCTCAACGCATATGCTCAAAAGATGCAAATGAAGCGTGAGGCTTTGGCCGATAAAGGTATTTGGACAGCCAAGAAGCGTTATATCATCAATGTCTATAATAATGAAGGTGTTGAGTATGTAAAGCCCAAGATTAAAGTTATGGGGCTTGAAGTAAAGAAATCATCTACTCCAGCATTCTTCCGAGATAAGATGGAAGAATGCATTAATATCATGCTAAATTCTTCGCAAGAAAATTTGATAGACTATATCAATCAAGTTAGACAAGAAATGTCATCCGCAGAAATATCCGACATCGCTTTTCCTCGCGGTGTCAATGGTCTACAAAAGTTTTCGGATAATAATAGTATATTTGGTAAGGGCTGCCCTATTCATGTTCGAGGATCATTGATATATAATAATCTGATCACATCAAAAAAATTAGACAAGGTATATCCAAAAATCAAAGAAGGCGAAAAGATAAAGTTTATCTATATGAAGGAGCCCAATGCTATCAAGAGTAATATCATTGCGTTTCCAACTTCTCTTCCAAAAGAGTTTGATCTGGAAAATTATGTCGATTATGATACACAATTCACTAAAGCCTTTCTTGAACCTATCAAGATTATAACTAATAGTATCAGTTGGAAGACCGAAAAAGTTAGTTCATTGGAGGATTTCTTCCGATAAAGGTATATAAAATGACGGTTTCTAATGATACGAAATTTGTCTGTCTGAACGAACTTGAAGCAAAGGAGTTTGATATTTGAGTCTGGAACAATTTACTCGACTAGCAGGATCGGGTAATCCAAATAGAGATAAAGACGATTTCTATGCAACACCTGATTATGCTATCGATGCTTTATTAGATAGAGAAAAGTTTAGTGGGGAAATTTGGGAACCAGCGTGTGGCGATGGAGCTATATGCAAAAGATTGCAACACTATGGATATGATCGTGTATATGCTTCCGATTTGATTGATCGAGGATATGGTGATGATCATTTTAATTTTATGAATAGTCAAAGAGAAACTGATAACATCATTACCAATCCTCCATTCAAGATCGGAACAAAATTTACACTTCATGCTATAAATTTAGCAAACAGAAAAATAGCGATATTTAATAAACTATCTTTTCTTGAAGGTAAAGAAAGAAGAGATAGACTTTTCTCTTTAAATATGCTAGAATACGTTTATGTTTTTGGTAATCGAGTAGGATTTAATGGAGGTGGCGGAATGCTCGCCTTCGCTTGGTTTGTATTCAATAAAGAATTTAGCGGAGATCCTAAAATAAGGTGGATATGATATGACTCTAGATTATCTAAGCTGGAGAAGAATAGAAGATTCTGCGATCAGACCTTGGGGAACTTGGGAAGTTCTAAAAGAATTTGAAGGATATAAAGTCAAAAGACTTATTATTGAACCCGGCAAGTCCATTAGTCGGCAAATGCATAATCATAGACAAGAAATATGGAATATAGTTGAAGGATCTGGTATATTAGAATTAGGAAATTCCGTTCTCATAAGATATGTAAATTTATATAAAGGTAAAAGTATATTAATCGATAAAAACCAGATACATAAAGTAACGGCTTCGGAGAATGAAAGATTAGTTGCCATTGAAGTACAGATGGGAACAATTTGCGAAGAAGATGATATTGTGAGATTTGACCAATAAACCGAGGAGATACTCGGCAATTTAAAAGGAGATACTTTTAATGTCAGAATTGGAAATTTTTGAATCTTTACTGAAAGAGACGGGTAATGAATATGCAGGAATTGTTGAAGATGGAGTTGAAGCCGGTGATATTACAGGTTTTATAGGCACCGGTTCTTATAGTCTTAATGCACTACTCTCTGGTAGTATATATGGTGGACTTGCTGCCAATAAAGTTACAGCACTTGCTGGAGAACCATCGACAGGAAAAACTTTCTATGCGATCAACATCGTTAGACAATTCCTAAGAGATAACGAAAACGGATTTGTGTTTTATTTCGAATCCGAATCTGCAATATCTAAGCAAATGCTGGCCGAACGTGAAGTTGATACCAAGCGTGTTGCAGTTGTGCCGGTTGCTACTATTCAAGAATTTAGAACGCAAGCCGTAAAGATACTTGATAAGTATATTGATGATAAGGAGAATAAAGATCGTCCACCAATGCTTTTTGTTCTTGATTCTCTCGGCAATCTCTCAACAGAAAAAGAAATGTCAGATATTGCCGAAGGAAAAGATACTAGAGATATGACTAGAGCCCAACTTATTAGAGGCGCATTTCGAGTTCTTACACTAAAACTAGGCAAAGCTAAAGTTCCTCTTATTGTAACGAACCATGTATATGATGTTGTAGGATCATATGTTCCAACTAAAAAGATGGGAGGAGGATCAGGATTGGAATATGCCGCCTCTACAATTCTATTCCTTTCGAAGAAGAAGGATAAAGATAAGAACGGGTCGGTTACAGGAGCAATCATTACAGCCAACCTCAAGAAAGCTAGATTGACTATTGAGAATAAGAAAGTTGAGACACTACTCGATTATTCTACAGGACTTGATCCTTATTATGGACTAATCGATTTATCAGAAAAGTTTGGTATTATAAAGAAAGTCTCTACTCGTTATGAAATGCCGGATGGAACAAAAGTTTTCGAATCTACTATAGAAAATAATCCTGAAAAGTATTTCACCAAAGAAATTCTTGACTTGATTGATGAAAATTGCAAACAAGAATTTTTATATGGAAAAACAAATGTAGTTCAGGAGGAAGAAACATGATACCAGGAAAAGATTTCAAGTTTCGCGACGATCTAAAATATGATACTGTGCCCATTGAAATGTTGCTTTCTCCTTATAATGATGTTATAATTAGATATCAAAGTATAAGTGTAAAAGAGATCGAGGAAGAAAATAGGGCAGTTCTTCAATATTCATATGATATAATATCTAACGGCAAATTCTCTAAAAAAGAATTGAGAAAAGATAGTGTTTTTAATGAATATCTAGGGCTAATTTTAAATTATATGATACTCGAAGCTACGGAGGCTGAAGAGAATGCAATTAGAGAAGATTATTCTGAAGAACCTGTTGAGGAATGAAAAATATGCAAGAAAGACACTACCATTTCTAATTGAAGATTATTTTCAAAACGAAGAAAAGATCATCTTCACCGAAATCAAAAATTTCATACTAAAATATAATAATCTACCTACATATGATGCAATTTATATTGAGTTGGATTCTCTTCACGGTCTAACTCAAGACCAAGTTAATAAAATTAAAAATGATTTGAAAGAAATACAAAACGATGCAATCGATACCAATATGGATTGGTTGGTTTCGTCAACAGAAAACTTTTGTCAAGAACGGGCTATTTACAATGCAATAATGAAATCTATCAATATTATCAATAATACCGAAAAGAATTTAACAAAAGGATCTATACCTAAGCTCCTTAGTGATGCGTTATCGGTATCTTTTGATCCAAATGTTGGTCATGATTATTTTGAAAATGCCGATGAAAGGTTCGAATATTATCATCGAATACTGGACAGATTATCTTTTGATCTTGAATTTTTCAATAAGATTACCAGAGGAGGTCTACCGAATAAAACGTTGAATATAATTCTTGCCGGTACTGGCGTGGGAAAAAGTTTGTTCATGTGTCATATGGCAGCAAATTGTTTGTCACAAGGAAAAAATGTTTTATATATCACAATGGAATTAGCAGAAGAAGAAGTCGCTAAAAGAATTGATGCTAATCTTATGAATATTACTTTTGATGATCTATTGTCTCTATCGAAGGATCTTTATGATCGAAAGACAAACTCGATAAAAGCCAACACAAACGGAAAACTAATTATCAAAGAATATCCAACTGCTGGAGCTTCAACGATACATTTTAAAGCATTATTGAATGAATTAAATCTCAAGAAGTCATTCAAACCGGACATTATTTTCGTAGACTATTTAAATATTTGTATGTCAGCTAGAATCAAGCCTGGCGTCAATGTCAACTCTTATACCTATGTAAAGGCGATAGCTGAAGAGTTGAGGGGTTTGGCAGTCGAATATAATGTGCCACTAGTTAGTGCAACACAGACTACGAGAAGTGGTTTCAGTTCTTCTGATATTGATTTGACCGATACATCAGAATCGTTTGGTTTGCCGGCCACGGCCGATTTCATGTTTGCTCTGATATCAACGGAAGAGTTGGAGAACCTAAATCAGATAATGGTCAAACAATTGAAAAACAGATATAATGATCCCACCATCAATAAAAGATTTGTCATTGGTATTGACAGATCGAAAATGAAGTTGTATGATGTGGAAAGTTCAGCACAGATGGATATAATTGATTCTGGGCAAAATACAACTTCTGGTTCGAACAAGTTCAAACAACTCAAGGTATAGAAAACAAAATGTCACAATCTAATCAAAAATATTTCTGTTTCTGCTCCGAAGAAGATGGAGAGTTTTTCTGGTCAGTGAAAGAGACCTCTACTAATCAGGTGATTGAATCGTTTCATTTCGAAGAGGACGCTATGGAGTATGCAAATTTTCTTATAAAAGGTGGGGCATTCGATGGTTTCACACCAAGTTTTGTTCTACGCGAGGTTGTATTCGAAGAAGATATCAACGATAAGTTTATATCTAGTTTTTGGTAATTTATTTCATACATACAAAAAAAATAGAAAATATTTTCTTTCCTTCTAGGAATTGTTGTGCTATAATCAAAACAATAATGATAGTTGGAGACATCGCTTGGATATCTTCTTTGAAGGCAGACCGAAAAATATCACTCTTGAAGAAGTTGAAGATATTATCGATTTCTGTATAAAGAAATTAATTCCGGAATTATATCATGGAATCAGCATCGACGTTTCTTTTTCCAACCTGAAGGCACAGAAAAAAGAAGGTTATGCATTTTGTCACGATATCGATGATTTAATGTTTGATATTGAATTAGATCGTGATCTTTCAAGAAGCAATATGATCAGCACCCTTTGTCATGAACTTGTACATATCAAGCAGTTTGCTAGAGGCGAACTATGTTTCTTGGAAGGAAATGAAATTCTATGGCAAGATAATCTTTATAATTTTGATGATATGGATTATTATGATTATCCTTGGGAATGGGAAGCTTATGGTAGAGAAGTCGGTCTAAAGGCAAAATATCTAGAAGCATTTAATAATTAAGAGAAGATATGAGACAATGAAACCTGTTAATAATCGAGTCCGGAATCAAGTCCGGAATCAAGTCTATAATAAAGTCTGGATTCAAATCAGGAGTCAAATCTGTAATCAAGTCTGGGATCAAGTCAATCATCGAGTCAGTAATCAAGTCTGGAATCAAGTCTGGGATCAAGCCAGGAATCAAGTTTATAATCAGTTAAAAGAAGGTATGAAACAATGAAACCTGTTAAAGATCAAGTCGGTTATAAAGTCTATAACCAAGTCTGGAATCAAGTCGATAATCAAGTCCGGAATCAAGTCTGGACTCAAGTCTTGAATCAAGTCAGGATTCAAGTCGGGGATCGAGTCGGGGATCAAGTCCGGAGTCAAGCCTGGGATCAATTAAAAGAATATACGAAACAATGAAACCTGTTAGAAATCAAGTCTGGGATCGAGTCGGGGATCAAGTCCGAGATCAAGTCTGGGATCGAGTCGGGGATCAAGTCTGGGATCGAGTCGGGGATCAAGTCTGGGATCGAGTCCGAGATCAAGTCAGTTATCAAGTCAGTTATCAAGTCTATACTCAAGTCGGGAATCAAGTCTGGGATCGAGTCCGGA